GTCATCTTCTGACAACACTCCATACATAATAAATGTCATAAGGGAATAGAAAAACTGAACTGCTACAAATACACCAGATGTAACAGCTTCTGTATAACTAAATGAGAACCATGTAGTTAGCAAAAAGAATGCTACTAACATGTAAGGAATGCTCCATAGGAACATAATGTTAATGAGATGTTTGATTAATTTCATGTGAATGTGTGTTAATTGATTGATTAATAATGTGTTATATAATATATATCGCCTTTGGTAAACGCTAAAGGCTAATAACAGAGATATATACTAAGCTAATTGTTCATTTGAATAGTTATTCATGAATGATTTAACTCTTTCTAGATTATAAACTCCTGTCTGTGTGGCTACAGTTGGATGATTTTCAATTAAATGTTTATATTTAATATGCTTAAAGAAATCATATGCATCTGTATGAGCACTAGAAGACCACATATATTTACATGTTGTCTCATCAATAGGAATAGATAACCAAATATGGTCACATGCTGAGCTAGTAAACTTTAACTCATTTACTATCTCTCCTCTTCTAATAGGATTTAATTGTAACCACATTGGATTCTCACGTTGAGAACCTATAATTTTATACACTATAGTCATCTCTTCTAGTTTCTCAATGAATGGTTCTACTAATTGTTCTAATACTGTTTTTAATTGTTGGTTCATGTGTGTTTTATTTAATGTGTGTATTAAAAGCGAATATATAGCCTAATGTTGCCTCAGCTGTATATTCTAATGTATTCATATGCAACAAATAAATGATATAACAGTCCGCTAGTTGTGTTAGTAGGGAAACACCCATACTGTTATATCAAAATCCCTCTGTACTCAGATGTAATGCTGAAAGGAACAACCTCTCTCTATTGCAATGTCTCTGTTAATTGTTATAAACCTTTATGATTAGTGAGTATCATATCGAGTTTAACATACTGCATTACATAAATTGTATTACATCTGTCTATCCTTAAAGGATATTAGTACAAAGGTTTATCAGTCCAAATAAATGATTTACTTGAACTAATGCCTTTAATATTTCTTCTTATAGTCAATCTATTCAATCCAGAAGTTATTACTGCTTCTTTTATTGAGTTATGAATAGCTATAAGCTTATTGTTTTTATCGTATTGGTATACTTTCTTTGGATGTGCTCCACCACTAGTTCCATGAACTTTACCTTTATTAGCTATAGAAATCTTAGCTTTTGTCTCTTCAGACATTGCTCTACCTATACAATTTCTATTACCAACACCTGCACCTGATCCACCATTAGAAGCATTACATAAATCACATCCTTGTTCCTTATAATAGTTAATCCAATACTCTTCTCTCTCATTTCTCACTGAATAGTCACAAGTCTCTATTATATCAATTATTGGCAAAGCATCTAAGCTTCTTATCCAATGACTGATATGCCTAGTGTCTCTCTTGGCTCTTGAGTTAGTAATGTGCTTATTAAATCTCCTTGTTAAGTCATTGGTTTGTCCTATATATCTAATATCATTAGTAATAGGATGTTTGAGTGTGTATATATAAATGTTCATAGTGCAAAGATAAGGTATAATTTAATGGGAAATAGAAATGGTACATTATAATTCTGTAATAGATATACGTTTAGTATAATCTATATAATCAAAGCTTCTAGACTCTTCATTGAAATAGTTCTCTATCTCAGGAATAAACTCTTTAGCCTTAAATCTAGCACCTACAAAGTGAAGAATAATCATAACCTTCTGTCTACCTTGTAATATATCCATATGAAGATGTTTATAATACTCTTTCTGTATCCATTCTCCAAGCTTACAATCCCATTCAGCTTCGTATTCACTATGTGTATATAGTTTATCATCCACCTTCTTGTAATCAGCAGCAGTGTCAAGCTCTATATATACGTATAGACTAGAGTTGTAATCTGTTTTGTATGTTATGTTCATAAATGTTATTTAATGCTATATATATTGTTAGTGTATAGCGTGAATTAATGATCTGTTTAAAAGTGTGTATATGTGGGTAAAGAGTACACACCACCTCACATTCTCACAGATAAAATATTGAGAATCAGTGTGTTAAACAGAGCCCAACCCTAACAATGGAACATTATTCCCACCCTATGTATAGGATAAACAAGAGAACAGGTTATTACACCCATTCTCTTGTTGTTGGCTCACTCATTACAAGTGAACAAAGTCTTCAGGACTGAACTCTTCACTTCTCTCGTAAGCAATAGCGTTGATGTTCTCTGCTCTGATGCCAAACATTTGTGCTTCTGCAGGCAATGCTAAGACGTGACGCTTTGTCTTTGACTTGTAAAGAATCTTCAAGCCTGCAATAGAGTCAATGATAGACTGCACAGTTGCACCTGCTTTGAATCTCTTTCTAATGTCAGCACTCAAAGGAACAGAACAAGCAATCCATTGTTGGAATGCATTGCCCTTTGCGTCCACTTCGCCATTCTTAATGCAGACAGCAACTTGCTTGTTGATGTCAAGAATGTTCTTTTTGTGAAGCTCAATGCTTCCTTTTGGACCTGCCACATCAAGTGGTGTTTGGTTTTCATCTACAAGAGTTGACTCTTGTCTTACGTAGGCTTCTAATTTAAATGCCATAGTTTTTCGTTTTAAATTGTGAAATGATTATTTTAAAGCAAGGAGGGGTATCCCCACTTCATCAAAACGAGGAGGGGTCTCAATGGGGAGTAGGCTCCCCTCCCCTGGATATAAAAGAGGTAGGGGGCTATAAAATTTTGTTGTCCAAAGCAGGGGATGGTTCCATGGGGAACCTTGCATGAATTTTTCCAAAGGTTTCATGCACCTATTTTTATACTCACAGTATAAATTGCACCTATAAATTAAACTTTGCCCTCATTTTTTGTAACATATTTATATAGGTATTTGTTACAGATTTATATATATAGGTAACAAAGACTTCCTGGTTTGGCTGTGTTTTACTTCTTGATTTGGCAAGATATAATACAGCTATATTCTGCCAAAAGTGTCAAGCTATACCTTTACTAAACATCCCCTAGGGTAAAGCTATAAGTTGACTTTTTCCATCATTGGTATATCATTTTACATATAATGTATGATATAGTTTACATATTATATGCTTTAGAATATAATGTGTCTTATAAGGGACATGCTTAACCTAAGATTGTCCTTTATAAGGGACATTATAATATGTTGCTGTACCAAGATTATAATCTCTTGTCAAAAATAAATTTGGTGGGTAATTATTTTTACCTGTATCTTTGAGGGTGGAGGGTGGGGAATAAACTCCATTGCCTCGTCAAACAAGCTTGGATATGATGATAATAATTTATGGGATTGTATTGATTGTTCTAGTTTTGATAGCAGCTGTTATAGCTTATGGGTTTTTATGTTTTGAAGAGTGGGAGATAGGTATAGAATTCCTACCAAAGGATTATAACAACTTTGAGCTAGGAGTGTCTAATAGAAACTACACCCTTACAGATGGTGGTCTGGAACAGGAGCTTAGAATAGGGCTTCTTTTGTTTTCCTTTATAGCCATATTCAGAAGATTTGATGCATAATATAGCATTAACTTTCCTTATAACTAAAATAGTTATTTGTAGATCGTAAAGATATCCATACCTTTGTGTGTCAACTAATTATGGAAACCAACTCAACAAAACCTATTGTACAGCGACTGAAGACATCAGTGATAGACAACTATGCTCTGGCAGAGAAGTATTACAGGCTGTTGTCAGCTGTGAACAGTTTGAAGCTTACGAATAGGGAAGTTCAGCTAATAGCTTTTACAGCTATAAAGGGGAACATAAGCTATGCTAACATAAGGAAGGAGTTTTGTGAAAGATACGAGAGTACAGCTCCTGCTATAAATAACATCATCTCCAAGCTAAAGAAGATGGGGGTTTTTGTAAAGGATGGGACAAAGGTGAAGGTGAATCCTATCATCTTGCTTAACTTTGACAAGGATATTGTATTACAAATAACGCTGCTACATGGATAAGCCTATAAGTATGTCTGTCAAAGACTATCTTATCAGAACCCTGGCAGTGAAGATAATGGTCTCTGAGAAGGTGATTGAAACCATTGTCAACCATCAGTTCCAATCTGCCAATGAGGCAATGGACCTCCACAATAGCATTGAGATTTCTGGGTTTGGGAAGTTTTACTTCAACAATAAAAAGGCCAAGAAAAGAATCCTATCATTGATTGGTAAAAAGCAAATGATGGAGAAACATCTAGCTAACCCAGATGCAACAGAACAGAAGAAACATGCAGCTAAGGTGACACTTGAGAAGACAGAAACATTAATAAACTTTCTCAAAACCAAGATTACAGATAATGAAGATTAACTTCTCCCAAATATATGAAGGTTGGAAGAATAACCTTTTTCCAGCCAAAGCCCTAAGAACGTATATAAAGGATGTCAGTGAGGAAAGAATGTCCATATGTGAAGACTGTGCTTTGATATCTACAAAACATAAGACAAAAAGACCAGACGTTCATTGCACAGATTGTGGATGTACACTATCTGCTAAAACAAAATGTTTATCTTGTGAATGTCCTCTTAAGAAATGGGAAGCTGTAATGAGCTCCAGAGAAGAAGAGGAATCACTCAAAAAAGAAATCTATGGCAAATAGAGAGATAAGGATTCAAAAGGTACCATTAGACAGGTTGATTGATACGCTTGTTGATCTGTATAATCAGGGAGTGGATTATATTGATATATCAGGTGTGCCTGGTGAAGAGTTTGATAGGATGGCTATTGTATTCACTAAAGACTATATGACAGAAGAAGGAGCAAAGACTATTGATAAATTTGAGGAGACATTAGACTTACAGATAAAACAACCAAAACTAACTGATGAGGATTTAAACCAATTAATATGAGTAAAAAGACTCCATATATAGAAGTCATTACTATTCTACAAGAACTAAATAAGAGTTTTCCTACATACAATATTGGAAGACATCTAGCTACAGCTCTTGATGGATATGGTGACATTTGGGGCATAACAGATAAAGAACTTGCATTTGCTCTAAGCAAATATAAGTCTGAGATAGAGATGGATGTTCCTCATACAGATGAGTCTGAATTAGAAAAGATCATCAAAGAAGGAATGGATCTTGATAACATTCTAAAAGAAGAGGAGGAAGAAGATGGCAACTATTAAAAAAACTACATACATAAACACAGAGCTTGAGTGGGCTGAGCAACAGCTTATTTCATGGAAAGCTTATGTAAATGCAAACCCACTACATGAATTGAAAGATAGGATTGAGTGGAAACCTACAGCTAAAGGAGGACTTTTACCTATGGTCATAGCATCTATTGAAGCACAAGGTAAGTTTGTACAAGAGACAATGAAGAACTACTTAGCCTTAGTAGAGGTGGTAGACAAATTAAGGAATGCTGAAGAAGCTAAAGTGGAGATTAGAGGTAAGGGTGAGTTATCTGGGTCAGCTGAGGAGTTCCTTAAAAATAGACGATGAACATACAAACTATAGACTATAAGGATTGGTTCATTAACCAGAAAAGAATCCCTGATAAGAA